TACCAGACCATGCTCTACAAGCCATTAAGTCCATTAAGTCAAATACTAAAGTTGATAAGGAAGGCAATAGTTATACGACTTTGGACATTGAGTTGTGGGATAAAGTTGGCGTATTAAGGCTATTGGCAAAAGCATCTGGCTTATTAGATAATCCAGAAGAATCCGATAAACCAAGCGTATTAGGTATTAACATACGCGCACCAGAGATTATAGATAATGGCGAAACCACAGGACCCGATAACAAAGATACTGAATGAGCGTCAAGCAACACATGGGGATTATTTATCTAAATGTGTTTTCATTCAAACGACCAAAGAAGCCATGCGTGATGGAAACGGAAATTGGTATAGATTAGATTCAGATATGCAAGAATCATTAGATATGGTGGTACATAAGATTAGTCGTATTCTTTATGGAGATCCATATCATACTGATAACTGGTTAGACATAGCTGGTTATATTATGTTAGTTGGCAATCGTTTAAAACTTGAGGAGGAATTTAATGAGCGCACCAAATAATTTAGAAGATCGTATACAAAAGTTACGAGATGCTTATGCATTGAATAACATTTACCAAACGGAGTCATTGCAGATTATTGATGCATTACAAGCACAGATCAATGTGCTTAATCAATTGTTAGCTTTAGAAATTAAAGATATAGATGGCTAATAAAAAGGAAGTATCTCAGAAGTCCCTTCATGGACCTGGGATTGACTTAGACTTTTCTACAGCACCAACTACATGGAGCTTCTTACAGTCAGATGCATTCGTGCGTGGACTGATGGGACCTGTAGGTTCTGGTAAATCCTATGCATGTGCCGCAGAGATTATGATGCGAGCAGTTAGACAGAAGCCATCACCTATTGATGGTATTCGTTATACACGATTTGTCATTGTACGTAACTCATATCCTGAATTAAAAACCACAACAATTAAAACATGGCAAGATTTATTCCCAGAAAACACTTTTGGTCCGATGCTATATACTCCTCCTATTACTCATCACATCAGACTCCCATCAAGGGGTGATGCTGCGGGGATTGATTGTGAAGTAATTTTTTTAGCATTGGATCAACCTAAAGATGTACGTAAATTACTCTCACTTGAATTGACAGGAGCGTGGGTAAATGAAGCTCGTGAACTTCCTAAAGCAGTTATTGACGGACTTACTCATCGTGTGGGTCGATATCCGACACAACGTGATGGTGGACCTACCTGGCATGGTGTGTGGATGGATACTAATCCAATGGATGATGACCACTGGTGGTTTAAACTAGCAGAGAAAACAAAACTAACTGGCAAGTATGCTTGGGATTTCTTTAAACAACCTGGTGGTGTCACAGAAGTAGATCCAGGAAACTTACCAGAGAATCCAGAAGCTAACGATCATATATTTTCTGGTGGTCGTTGGTGGAAGATTAATCCTAAAGCTGAAAACGTAAGTAACTTACCAGCGGGTTATTACATGCAGATGTTAGGTGGTAAGAACTTAGACTGGATTAAGTGTTATGCCGAAGGTAAGTATACCTATGTTCAAGAAGGTAGACCCGTATGGCCAGAGTATGACGATAGTTCTATGAGTGGTGAAGTCGATTATGATCCTGAACATGCATTGCAAGTGGGTCTTGACTTTGGTTTGACACCAGCCGCAGTGGTAGGACAACGATTACCTAATGGCAGATGGATTATTTTAGATGAGATCGTAACATTTGACATGGGGCTAGAAAGATTTGGTCAGCAGTTATTGGCAGAACTCAATGCTCGTTATCCTAAGGCACAGATTATGATGTGGGGTGACCCAGCTGGTATGCAACGAGATGCCATTTATGAGGTTACTGCATTTGATTATCTTAGAACATTAGGCTTACGCGCACAACCTACACCATCCAATGACTTTAAAGTAAGACGTGAGGCAGCCGCAGCTCCTATGCAAAGACTTATTGCTGGCAAACCTGGCCTTATGATTGCAACTAAATGCAAAATGATTCGTAAGTCATTAGCGGGCGGTTACCATTTCAAACGTGTAGCTGTCGGTGCTGGTCAAGAACGATTTAAAGATGCACCTAACAAGAACGAACACTCTCACGTAGGCGATGCTTTTGGATACTTGCTTCTTGGTGGTGGCGAACATAAGCGATTAACCAAGAGTCCATTGTCTGCATCAACTGTTGTCGCTCAAACTGTAGCTGGATCTGACTTTAATGTTTTCGACTGATTACTCCACTATACTAAAACACATGCCACCCGTCAAAGGTGGCTATTTTTTGCCATACATGCAACATCATTTAGATGAATTAGATTGTGTAGAAATGAAAACTCAGAAAGCAATTACTGTTAGTGAGTTTAAATACATGATAAATCATCAAGCAGAGTGTGGTCCAACCATTACAGCATTCCTTTATGGTAAGCCAGTCGCTGTATTTGGGGCTACAATGCTATGGAAAGGTGTTGCAGAGTTCTGGTCTTTACTATCAGAGCAATCTCGTAGATATCCAATAGCTATGACAAAAGCGGGATTAACATTTATTGATATCGTTGAGATATTATTTCACTTGCACAGAGTCCAAATAACTGTTAAAACCTCAGATACTCGTGCTATGTCCTGGGCTAAGGCGTTATATTTTGTACCAGAATGCAATATGCTACGTTATAGCGCAGATAAAGACGATTATACATTACTTAGGAGACAATAATGGGCGGATTATTCGGCGGTGGTAAGCCAGATACGTCAGCAGCCGAAGCTCAAATTAGGGCGCAGCAAGCTGAAACAGACAGATTAAGAGCGCAAGCAGAACAAGATAAAGTTAAACTTGCAGAAGATTTAGCAGCAAAACGTATAGCTCGCCAACGTGGCGGAGCAAGAGCATTATTAGCAGAAGAACGTCTTAACCCAGAAACAGGCGTAGAAACGCTTGGCTCACCAGGAGGAATATAATCATGGGCGGAAAATCAAAACCATCAGCACCACCACCAGCACCACCACCACCACCGCCACCACCAAAGCCAGTTGATGTAGCGCCAGCTAGAGTAGAAGCTGAAAAAGCTGCATCATTTAAAAGAGCTAGACGTGGTAGATCAGCTGGACTTATGTCATCTACAGCCTCAGAGACATTAGGCACAGATACAACTTTAGGAGCATCATAATGAAAAAAGATAAGATGCAAGCTAAGGTTAAAAAAGTTATGCGTGAATACAAAGCTGGTTCTTTACATTCAGGTAAAGGTGGTCCAGTTGTTAAATCACAAAAACAAGCTGTAGCTATTGCTATGAGTGAAGCTGGCAAAACTAAAAAAGGATATTAATATGAAAGCTGGACTTTATGCCAACATTCACAAAAAACGTGAACGTATTGAATCTGGCTCTAAAGAAAAGATGCGTAAACCTGGATCTCCTGGCGCACCTACAGATGCTGCATTTATTAAAGCTGCTAAAACAGCAATGAAACCTAAGAAGAAATAATGGCAATTAATATATTGCGTGAGTCAGACACGACTAAATCACGTCATGTTAATCCAGCTTATGTAGATAAAGATGGCGCAAGTTATATTGCTAGCTCTGATAGACCATTTCCTGTAGTAGATATAAATCATTTACGATTACATGAAGGTAGGGCTTTTAAAGCATACAGAATATATCCAAACGCAACAAAACTAGCAGCTGGAGCAAGTTGCAATATAGCAATTGCATGGGCTAGTGGCGTATATGCACACATAGCAGTTGATGCAAGTTGCAGTGGTGATGCTGAACTTTATGTTTATGAAGGAGCAACTGTAACTGGTGGCACGTCGTTTACAGCAATTAAAAGAAATAGAACAAGTGCTACAACAAGTCAATCAGCAATATTAATTAATCCAACTGTAACAGTAACTGGAACTGAAATTGATGCAGAAATTATTGCTGGCGGATCTGGTAAAAAATCTGGTGGTGCTGGAACTAGTGCTTTAGAAATGGTATTAAATCCATTAACAACATATTTATTTAGATTAACTAATGTAAATGGCACTTCCCACATGGCTGAATTATTTTTAGAGTGGTATGAATAATGCCATTAAAGAAATATCAGAATCCTAAAGGTGGATTAAATGAGGCTGGCAGAAAACACTTTGAAAGCAAAGAGGGTGGTAACTTACAATCTCCAGTCAAGAGTGGTACAAATCCTAGGCGCGTGTCTTTTGCTGCTCGTTTTGGTGGAATGGATGGTCCATTAGTAGATGATAAGGGTAGACCTACTCGATTGAAGTTAGCTTTAAAAGCTTGGGGATTTGGTAGTAAAGAAGCAGCAAGAAACTTTGCAAATAAAAATAAGAAATCATAGGGATCAATATGGCAGAAATGATGAGACTATCCGCAGAGGATGTTTTAAAACGACACGATAAAGCTCTTACTAAGAAAGAGGACTTTAGAAGTCTATACGAAGAATGTTATGAGTTTGCGTTACCACAACGTAATCTTTATGACGGATACTACGAAGGTAAAGTAGGCGGTCAAAAGAAAATGAATCGTGTATTCGATTCTACAGCCATTAACTCTACACAACGATTTGCTAATCGTATGCAATCTGGCATATTCCCACCACAACGTAAGTGGTGCAGACTTGAACCAGGACCAGATATTCCTGAAGATCGCAAAGAAGAAGCACAAGCAGCATTAGATATTTACTCAGATAAACTATTTGCATCATTAAAGCAATCAAACTTTGATATTGCTATTGGTGAGTTCTTGCTTGATCTATCTGTAGGTACTGCTGTGATGATGGTACAACCAGGTGATGACATTAATCCACTTAACTTCATTCCTGTGCCACAATTCTTAGTATCATTTGAAGAAGGTGCTAATGGTCAAGTAGACAATGTATATAGACGTATGCGTCTTAAAGGTGAGTCTATTATGCGTCAATGGCCAGATGCAGTTATTCCAGATGACTTACAAAAGAAGATTGACCAAAAACCAACAGACGATTTAGAATTTATTGAAGCTACTATCTTAGATCAAAAGCGTGGTGATTTCTGTTATCACGTTATTCATAAAGAATCTAAAACAGAGTTAGTTTATAGACGTATGGTAGAAAGCCCATGGATTGTATCACGCTATGCAAAAGTAGCTGGTGAAATTTATGGTCGTGGTCCATTGATTACTGCATTGCCAGACATCAAGACGCTCAATAAAACATTAGAACTATTACTTAAAAATGCATCATTAGCTATTGCTGGTGTATATACCGCAGCAGATGATGGCGTATTAAATCCTAACACAGTGAAGATTATACCTGGCGCTATTATTCCTGTTGCAAGGAATGGCGGTCCACAAGGTGAATCATTGAAACCATTGCCAAGAGCTGGTGACTTTAATGTATCTCAAATCATTATGAATGATTTACGCATGAGCATTAAGCGTATTTTATTAGATGAGTCTTTACCACCAGACAACATGTCAGCACGTTCAGCTACGGAAGTGGTAGAGCGAATGAAAGAGTTATCACAAAATCTAGGATCAGCTTTTGGCAGACTGATTAATGAAACTATGATACCATTAGTTACTAAGATTTTAAGAGTAATGGATGAGCGCGGTCTTATTGATCTACCTCTTAAAGTCAATGGTCTTGAAATTAAAGTATCAGCAGTTGCACCATTAGCTATGGCTCAAAGCATGGAAGATGTACAGAACGTATTGCAATTTGCACAGATCGTTCAAGGTGCTGGACCACAAGCTCAGATGACATTGAAAACAGATGCTATGATGGACTTCATTGCTGAGAAGTTAGGTATCCCACAAAAGATACGTAACACTCAAGAAGAACGTATGATGATGACTCAACAAATGGCTGAGGCTGCACAACAAGTAGCTCAACAAAATCCAGAAGTAGTGCCTGGTATGGTAGAAGCTGCAACTAAGGGGATGATGTAATGGCTGGATGGGAAGATTTAGATCAAGCACTTCCGTTAGATGTAAGAGATGTAGCACAAGCAAGAGAAGATTTAGATAGATTAGCATTAAGAGTTTTTGGTAGTGATGACGGACAAAAGTTATTAGCATGGTTACGTCAAACAGTTTTAGAGCAACCAGTTGCTTTGCCTGGTAGCGACTCAAGTTATGCGTACTATCGTGAAGGTCAAAATAGTATTGTGAGAGATATTGAAGCAAAGTTAATTAGAGCAAGGAAAATGTAATGATAGACGACAACATCGAGCCTAGTGGTAATGAGGAAGTATCTCAAGAAACTGGCCTACTCGACAGTGCATCAGTTGAAACAGAAGCAGTAGAATCAAATCCGCAAAAAACAGAAATATCACATCTTCAAGCATCAGATGAAGATGATGATAGTCCTTTAGAACGACCCGATTGGTGGCCAGAGAATTTCTGGAAAAAAGATGAAGCAGAGCCAGACTTACAGGCTATGGCTAAATCTTGGGGCGATCTAAGAAAACAAATCTCACAAGGCAAACATAAGGCACCAGCAGATGGTAACTATGATGTAGCTGCATTTAAAGATATTCCAGCAGAAGATCCCGTACGCAATCACGTACTATCTTGGGCTAAAGAATATGGTGTAAGCCAAGCAGCTTTAGATACTTTAGTGGGTAAAGTTGTTGAGATGGGATTTGAAGCTAATCAAACTAGCTCTGTTAATTTAGCAGAAGAAAAGAAAGCACTTGGTCCTAATGCAGATGCCCGTATTAATGGCATGGTTAAGTGGGCTAGTGGTTTAGTTAATAAAGGCATTTGGGGTAAAGAGGACTTTGAGGAGTTTAAATACATGGGTGGTACTGCAAAAGGTATTGCTGCATTGGAGAAACTTCGTGGTGCTTATGAAGGTCGTGTACCTACAGATAGCGCTCCAGTTCAAGGTGCTTTATCTAAAGAAGAACTCTACGCTATGGTTGGAGATCCTAAGTATCAAACAGATGATGGATATCGCAAAAAAGTAGAAAGAATGTTCCAAGAAAACTTTTAATTAGTAACCTCCGTAGTTCGCGTTTGACCCACTTCGGTGGGTCTTTTTTTGCATATTACACAAAATACTTGCACAAATTTGCAAAACATGCTAAAAATTGTCCAAGGCTCATTGCATTCGCAACCCTTCACACAAGTCGTCTTGTCGTTTGGCTATCGTAAATAGCAAGCACTGGCCCAGGTTTTGTCTGGCTAACCAAAGCGATAAACTTTATTTTTATCAATTCTAGGAGAATAACATGGCTATTGGATTATCAAGCGCTTTTGTAACCCTCTTTGATGCCGAAGTTAAACAGGCTTACCAAGGTAAAGCTAAATTAGTTGGTGCAGTTCGCCAAAGACGCGGTGTTGAAGGATCAGTAGTAAAATTTCCTAAAGTAGGCAAAGGCGTTGCTACTTTAAGAATCCCACAAACAGATGTATCACCATTGAATGCTGGCTTTAGCCAAGTAACTGCTACTTTAGCAGACTGGAATGCAGCAGAATATTCTGACATCTTTATGCAACAAAAAGTAAATTTTGACGAAAGACAAGAGTTAGTGCAATTAGTATCTAACGCTATTGGTCGTAGACAAGATCAAATGATTATTGATGCGCTTGTAAACTCATCAACATCATTAACAGTGTCTAACGATATCGGTGGTTCAGACACTAACCTAAGCGTAGCAAAACTACGTGAAGCTAAACGTCTATTAGACAAAAACAACGTACCACCAGAAGGTCGTCACATTGTTCTTCATGGCAACAACTTAGCTTCATTACTTTCAGAAACAGCAGTAACTTCTTCTGACTTTAATACAGTTAAAGCTTTAGTAGCTGGTGAACTAAATACTTTCTTAGGCTTTACATTCCATTTATTGGGTGATCGCTCAGAAGGTGGTTTACCAATTGATGGTTCTTTAGATCGCAAAGTTTTTGCATTCCATAAAGACTCTGTTGGCTACGCAGAAGGTATAGCTCCTCGCACAGAAATCAATTACATTCCAGAAAAAACTTCATTCCTTGTGAATGCTGTATTCTCTGCGACTGCAACTGCTATCGATGCTGAGGGTATTGTTCAACTCACATGCCGTGAATCTTAATTTAAGGAGATACTAAATGGCTTATTCATCAACTGGTTTAAACGCTGCTGGTGGTCAATCAAAAGCTGGTAATGCTCCACAAATTTGGACATATACTAGTGCTGACGCAATCGCTACAGTAAACACAAGCGGCTACTTTAATGATGCTTCTTCACTTTTAAAAGTGGGCGACATTATTTATGTTTACGATTCAGCAACTCCTACAATGAGCATTGTATTTGTATTATCAAATTCATCTGCTGGTGTTGTAGACGTATCTGATGGTTTAACAGTAACAGCAACAGATACAGATTAATAGTCTGTATTGTAGTAAGTAACTTGGGTAAGGCGGGTGTTTTGCACTCGCCTTATTCTTACATTTGGAGATAGAGTATGGCAGCTGGAGATTCAGCATTATCAGTATGTTCTGATTCACTATTAATGTTAGGTGCTAAACCTATTGCGTCTTTTACCGAAGGCACAGATGAAGCGTCTATATGCGATAGACTATATCCAGATATTAGAGACCAAGCATTATCAACATATCCATGGTCTTTTTCATTTAAGAAAGTTCAATGTGCTAGACTGGTCACTACACCAGTTACCGAATACAAATATGAATATCAACTACCTTCTGATCGCATAAACTCACCAAGAGCATTATATGACGCTAATGAAGTAGGCTCTCCCATACGCAATGAATATAGAATCATGGGAGATAAGGTGCTAACAGATTATGAAGAAGTATGGGTAGATTATCAATACTCAGTACCAGAATCATCAATGCCAACATATTTTGTTCAACTGCTTAAATATATACTTGCATGGCATTTATCTGTGCCTATTACAGATCAAACAGAAAAGGCTGGATATTGGCAAACTGTTGCTGTAGGAACGCCAGGCGAAAATGGTCGTGGTGGCTACATGAGACAAGCTATGAATATTGATGGCCAAGGACAACCAGTAAACGCAATACAAGACTTCTCATTGATTAATGTGAGATACTAATGGCTCGTTTTGTAACCATTCAAACTAACTTTACTGCGGGTGAAATAGATCCACTATTACGCTCACGTATAGATATTAAATCATATGAGAATGGTTTAGAGACTGCTCAAAATGTATTATGCCAACCACAAGGTGGCATTACTAGACGCAGTGGCTTACGTTATATCAATGCATTACCAAACTCAGGCACAGAATCTGCTGCCAATGGCGTACGATTAGTAGCCTTTGAGTTCTCAACATCAGATAGTTATATGCTTGCATTTACACATAATCGTATGCATGTATATAAGAATGGCGCATTAATTACTAACATCAATGGATCTGGCAATAGTTATCTTGATACATCAGGCGTATCATTATCATCAGCTAGATTAGCTAATATGTGCTGGACACAATCTGCTGACACACTTATTGTTGTGCATGAAGATTTAGCACCAATAAAGATTGTACGTGGTGGCACAGACGCTACATGGACTGCATCTGCTATTTCATTTGACAGTATTCCTAAATATGCATTTACATTAAGCGTATCTAATCCAGCTGGCACATTAACGCCATCAGCTGTATCAGGTAAAGTGACACTTACCGCATCATCATCTGTATTCTCTGCTGGCTCTGTAGGACAATATATTAATGTTATTCCGCAAGGCAGAGCTAAGATTGTTCAATATACAAGCGGTACAGTAGTCAATGCTATTACTGAATTTCCATTCTTTAATACATCAGCTATTGCTAATGGTAATTGGGAATTAGAATCTGGCTACGAAAATGTATGGTCAGCTGGAAAAGGATGGCCAAGAACAGTAACATTCCATCAAGGTCGTTTATATTTCGGTGGATCTAAATCAAGACCATCTACAGTATGGGGATCTAAAGTTGGTATCTTCTTTGACTTTGAAGGCACAGAAGGTTTAGATGACGATTCAGTAGAAGCTACATTAGATACTAATACATTCAATGCGATTACAGATATTATCTCTGGTCGTGATTTAATGATCTTTACAACGGGTGGTGAGTTCTATGTGCCACAACAAGGCTTAGAGCCAATCACACCTACATCATTCTTTGTGTCTACAACGGGTCGTGCTGGTAGTAAGCAAGGTATTCGAGTGCAACAACTAGAATCAGGCGTGTTATTTATACAACGTCAAGGTAAGATCCTAAGTGAGATTGCATACTCTGATACACAATTAACTTATCTTACATCTAAGATATCTTTATTATCAGGACATCTATTAAAAAATCCTACACGTATGGCATTAAGACGTGCTGTGGATACAGATGAGAATGATCTATTATTAATTACTAATTCTACAGATGGAAGTATTGCAGCATATTCAATTATGCGATCACAGAATGTTATAGCCCCATCAGAGTTTGTAACTGCGGGTGGAGAATTTTTAGATGTTGGCGTAGACATTACTACTATTTATGTTGTAGTTAAACGTACAATTAGTGGTGTAGCGCAATACTATGTAGAACGATTTGACCCTACATTATTAACTGATAGTGCTGTCACTGGCGGTGTAGCATCAACAGTATCTATGTCTCATGTAGTAGGCAAAGAAGTTAATGTATTATTAGATGGCATTGTACAAGCCAACCAGACAGTTCCTGGAGGTGGTACAGTAACATTCCCAAGGGCATCTGCATCATCTTATGAGGTAGGATTGCCTATTGTTGTACAAGCAACAACTATGCCAATTGACTTAAAAATTCAATCAGGTACAAGATTAGGCTTTAAAAAGCGTATTGTTGAAGTTAATGCATTAGTGTATGAAACACAGAATATGGTCATTAATGGCATAGAAGTACCATTTAGATCATTTGACACAGCATCAACATTAGATGCTGATGTACCAGATTATACAGGCACTAAAGTATTACATGGCATTTTAGGGTATAGTAATGAAGCAAAGATTACAATTACTCAAAACGCACCATTGAAATTAACATTATTAGGTTTAGAATATAAAGTAGGAGTCCATCAAGGAACATAATTATGTCTTGGCAAATAGCATTATCCGTAGCTTCAACAGCAATGAGTGCAAGTCAAAGTATGTCGCAAGCCAAAAGTCAGGCGGCCATGTATCGCTTACAGGCTATGCAGACACAAGCTGATGCTGCTCGCAAAGCATTAGCATACGAACAAAGAGCTAATGAAACATTACGCAAGCTTAATGCTAATAATGCAGCAACAGTAGCTCGTGGATATGCTGGTGGTATAGTGGGATTAGAAGGATCTTCTAAGTTAATCACTACAGTAAATACTAGAGAAGCTGGCAGAGACTATCAAACAGATTTAAGTAATGCAGCTAATGCTATACTATCTGGAAATGCTCAATCAGATATTTATGGCAATGCAGCAGATATAGCAACACGTGGTGGTTTATTAGATGCTGCTACCAAACTTGCAACTGGAGCATATGAAGTTAGTAAGGTATATAAAACATCAGAAACACCTAAGGCTTAATTATGGCAGATAATCCAAGATATCAAAGACAAAATATTCAGTTAGAGAATACTCAGCCATTTGATTTTGCTAACCTTAAAGAAACTATTAAGTTATCTAAATCTACAGAAGCTGGTTTAAATAGAATATCTGAATTTGCATTTAAAGCTCAATCTGAAAAAGCTAAGAAGGCTGGCTTAGAATATGGAGTTGCTAATCCACCTTCATTAGCACAGATTTCAGAAGCACAAGCTCAAGGCAAAGATATAAGAGATATTTTCTCAGAAGATTATACAGTCTTTGGTGAGGCAGCAAGAGCAGCTCAAGCATCTGCATTAAGAACAGATCTTGAAGGTCAAGCTCGTGATGAGTTTAGTCGAATGATGGCTGGTATTAATACAACAGACATTTCTCAATTAGATATGACTAATATTAGATCTAATTTAGATGCCATTATTAATGGACATTCCAAAGTATTAGCTCAAGTAGGTCCAGAAGAATCATTAAAATATAGACAATCTGTTACTGTGCTAGGCCATGCTGTTTATAAATCTGCCTTGGATAGAGTAGAAAAACTTGTTCAAGCAGAAAACATTATAAAGGTAGATGAGCAGCTTAAAACATTTAAAAGCAATATTCCAACTTTATTAGATGCATATCCAATATTTGAAGAATTTGATTTAGCATTATCTCTTGATAAAAAGACTATCAAAGAAATGATGATGAATATAGATCCAGCCAAGATACCAGAATACACAAAACAAATGGATAATGTTATTAAGAATGCAATTATGGATCGCATTGGTGATTATGCATTAAAAGATAGAACATTTGCTGGAACTGCTGGTGAAGCAGCTATTAAGATTTCAGAAGGTCAGGCTGGAGACTATACTCAATATTTACGCAAATATGTTCCAGAAGATGAATGGATGGAAGTAGTAAAGCGTAAGACTGAAAAGTCAGTTAAGCAACTTGCACTTGTTAAGGCAAATGAAGAACTAAACAATAAGCTAAAAGAAGATGTATATAGAGATTTGCAAAGTCAATATTATAATGGGAAGATTGGTCCAGAACAATATATTCAACAAACTAAAGCTAATGGCATTAATATTAGTCCAAAAGAATATGAAGAAGTTATTAGCGGAGAACAAAAAACTCCAGCTAAAGAAAGAATGTATAGCAATATGTTAGACAGAGTTGAAACTGATACACTCAGTATTGCTGAGATTAAAGCTGCGGCTGGCAGAACTATTACATTTTCAGACTCACATAAGCTTCAAGAAAAATATTACAATCGTACTGGAGATGACAAAGAAGCTAATAAAGTTATCATTGGTAAATTAGACGAAGTAAGTTTGGATAGTTTAATGCTTAAACCTGAGAAAATAGCTCAAGCTGCCAAAGCCAATAGAGATTTAAGAAAAAAACAAGATGATGCTCGAATTAAAGGTTTGCCATTTAATGTCAATGAAGAAGCGGAAAAAAGTATTAATGCTGTGCTTAAAGCAGATTCAACTGAAAAATATACAGAAGCTCAATCTGAGTTAAAATCTATTACTTCTAAATATAATATACCATATTCAGAAGATGCTTATAAAGCTAAAGATGTAGATAAAAAATATAAAGATATAATTAAAGATGACAAAGAGCGTAAGAAAATGAAGTCTGCATTGCGTGATATTGAAGCATTTAAAACATTCCAAAAGAATAATGCTGGAGTAAATTGATGAACTTAGATCAAAGATTTGAAGATTATAAACTTAATGCATATGTGCCAGAACAAGAAATGGTTATTGAAAGACCAAAAGGATTGCCATCTTCTGGCATAGTTGCCCCATTGGTTACGGAAGGTGTTAGTGCAGTTGTATCTGATGTTGAAAAGATGCCAGCTCAATCTTTATATGCTTTAGGCAAAGGTGCTATAGAAGGTGCAATAGGTACACCTGGAGATCTTATATCTATTCTTAAAGGTGCTTATTATGCTGCTACTACTCCAGAAGGCAAAAGCAAACTTGAGGAATTTACACGCGGGTTAGAATCATCTACTGGACTACCTACAACTGAAGATGTTAAAGCGTTTATAAATGAGTTAGTTCCACAATTGCAGACAAAAGCAACAGCTGCTGAATCAGTGGGTGAGATTATAGCTCCATCTGGAGTAGCAACATATTTAGCAAAAGGTGCGGCTAAGGGATTTAAATCTATTACAAATGTAATAAAAGACACTAGCTTGGGTAAAATAGATACTGGCATATTAAAAACAAATCCAGAATTTAAGACTTGGTTTGGACAAAGTAAAATTGCAGACGCAAGTGGAAATCCAATTATTTTATACCATGGAACAATGAAGGATTTTTCAGAATTTAAAACTCCTAATGAAATGTCTAGTAAAAACATGAGTGGTGCAATATGGCTAACATCAGATAAGGAGTTTGCAAATGCATACTCTATGAAATTTAAAGAAGGCACAATTACCCCAACAAAAGGCGGGCAAGTTATTCCTGTTTATGTCAAGATGAATAACCCATATCCAGCCTATAAATTTAATGAAGGTGTACCATCTGGAATAGATGATGTCAAAAAATTACAAGCGCAAGGCTATGATGGAGTGCATTTAAAAAATACTAAAGGTAGAAGTATTTATCTTGCATTTAATAATGATCAGATTTCACCAGCATTATCAGTTCCAATGGAAAGAAAAATAACTGAAACAGAAGCAATGAAATTTGGTAAGCAAACCAAAAAACTTCTTGAAAGCATAAAGAAATGACAATTGACAATAGACCATTAGATCAAAGATTAAATGCACTTGATAATGTTACTCAAGAATTAGATCAAGTTACAAAGACTATTGATCCTAATGAAACCACTACTGCTACATTAGAGCAATCTGTTCCTTATACAACACAAGGCGATTTAATATCTGATGAAACAACACCATTGCCAGAACAAACAGATCCAGTATTTACTGGGGAAAAAATAGACACAGCTGGTCTAAGAGACATTGGTGTTAAGGTTCTTAAAAAGATTACTACTAAAACACCTAAGGATGCTGTGTCTGATTTAGCTATGCCAATTGTTAAAGAAGGCAAAACAATAGAAAAGGCTGGTCAATTTACAATCATTCCAGAAGCTCCAAAGAAAACAACACAAAAAGTTATGCAACAAATAGAAGTCCCATCAGCATCAGGTGAGATTGATAAAATGTTGTTTGACCCCACAGCACCATTAGATTTTAATAACCTTGGTCAAGCTGTGACTAATGTCTATGAATTAGGTAAGTATAAAAAATTATCATACAAAGAGATTGTAGAGCGCAATACCACACCTAAAGCATTTATTACTGAGAATGGCGTAACAGTTAAAGAATTTGAAACTAAAGAATTAGCAGATAAATGGGTGGCATCACAACCAAATGCTGAACAACTTGCAGTATCTGTAGAGCCTATTTACGATGAAAAGTTCTTGGCTCGCATGTTAGATGCCAATGGACAAACTATTGCTGATCCTAATGAGATTGCAAAGTTACCATATATAGCTCGAAGCATTCAAGATAAGAATATTTCTTTATATAGAAACTATTTAGAAGCTAAAGCTAAAGACCCAGAAAGCATTGAGACTAAAGATTTGGCAGCTAAGTTTGCATTAGGATTGAACCTTGAAGGAAACTTTATGGGTTCTGTTACTGGCAAACGTAGGGACATTGCTAGGTCTCTTGGTGTATTAAGAGAAGCATATAAAGCGTCTGGCACAAGCCCAGAAAGAGCTTTAATGTTAGATAGTATTCTTAATGGCTCAGGTGGCTTAGATAATATTGATGACATTGGTAAGCATTATATTGCTCTTAATTCAAGACTTGATAGAGCTGCATTGGCAGAAAAAACATTATTCAGTAGCGCTAAAGATGTATGGTACGCAACATGGATAAATGGTTTGTTATCATCTCCAGTGACTCACGCAAAGAATATTGCTGGTAACGCATTGTTTGGTATGTGGCAAGTTCCAGAAGACTTTGTTGCATCAGTATTAGGCAAAGGTAGGTCTGTTCTTACTGGCAATAAAGATTATATTCAAATGAATGAAGTTATGGATAAAGCATCAGCTATGTCTATGTCTTTATCAGATGCATTTAGACTTGGAGCTAAAGCATTTAAAACTAATACTCCATCAGATCCTCTTACTAAACTTGAGATGAGAACTGCTGGTAGAGATGATTTTAATCTTAACTTTGGTGATAGTACATTTGGTAAAGCTATGTCAGATGGTGTTAAATACTATGGCAACTTTATTACATTACCAGGTCGTGCATTGATGGCAGAAGATGAGTTTTTTAAAGCCATCGGTTATCGAGGAGAATTGGCTGCCTTAGCAAGACGAGATGCTAATAAAAAGTATAACGAATTAATAGCAGCAAATATTGATCCAGATGTGGCTCGTAAACAAGTAACAAATTATCATGCTTCATTATTAGAAAATCCTACAGATGAAATGCATGAGCTTGCAACTAAAGAAGCACGTACTATGACATTTACTGCTGAATTAGAAGGATCGCTCAGAACAGTTAATAAGATGATTAATACTGAATTTGCTGGTTTTCCATATGCAAAGCTATTCTTTCCGTTCGTACGAACTCCAGCTAATATTATTAAAGAAACATTGTCTCGTAGCCCATTAGGTATTCCATCAGCTATTAGCACAGCTATTCAAAAAGGTGGTATTGAGGGTGATAAAGCATTAGCTAAGGTAACCCTTGGAGGTGCAGCTATGTATACAATGCATCAATATACATTAGGTGGTAACCTCACTGGTGCTGGTCCAGTAAGACGCAAAGATTTAGAGGGGCTTAAAGCTACAGGATGGCAACCATTTTCTATATCATTTAATAAAGCTAATGTAGATCAAGAGTTAGTTGATAAATTTTCTGATATTGTTAATTTATCTGTAGGTCCAGATAAGATCTACATTTCTTATGAATCATTAGGTCCATTAGCATCGTTACTTGGCATGGCAGCTACATCTGCTGAATATGCAATGTCAAATCCAGAAGAAGAAGGACTAGATAGATTGGCAATGAATGGTGCAGTTGGCCTTTATGATTACATGTCTAACTTAGATATGCTTCAAGGTATTGGAGATATACATGATATGTTTTCTAGCGATGCTCAATCAGCACCAGAAAAATTCTATGCTATTTTATCTAAATTTACTAAGAAATCTGTAGAGTTTGGTATAGGTGGATCTCCAGCTGGAGCATACTCAAGCCTATCTGCTACCTATGAAAGATATAGTAACCCAGAAAAATCTAACTTAATGAGAGAAGAAACATCATTAAGATCAGATGCTAATCCAATATATGACGGATATTGGCAAGCATTAGCACAATATAAATCACGCAATCCATTGTTAAGTGATAGTTTGCCACCAGCATTAGATCCATTAACTGGCGAAACTAAGAAAGTTGGCAAAGGTAACTTCTATGAAACCTTTAGTCCATTTAAAAGATCAGATGGTACTAATATAGAAGGATACCTAACCTTAGTAGAATATGGTGTGCCAGCATATATTCCACAAAAATCTAAAGATGGCGTTATGTTATCGGGTGAACAGTACAATAGATGGATAGAAATTGCAACAAATGATGGTGCTTTAGAGAAAAGAGTAGTAAAATTGGGAGAACTTTATAAGAGCATTAAAGGCATGGATATGTCTGTGGCTCAAAAAGCCATTCAAAAAGAGATATCTGATACATATGGACTAGCATGGGATAGACTTGTTCAAGAAGATGTAGACTTACAAATGGCTTTAGAAGATATGAAAGAAGTTCAAAAAGAAACTGGTATTTATACAAGGTAAATAAAACATGGCTGACTATCCAATAACAAGCGTAGCAAGACGAATCGTATACACAGGATCTGCGGGTGTAGGCCCTTATGCCTTTTCGTTTCCTGTCATTGTAAATACAGATATCGCAGTATACAAGAATAGCACACTTCTTACATTAACAACAGATTACACTGTAACCATTAGCGGAACTACTGGCCAAGGATCAGTTACATTAGTAGTAGCTGCTACTGGTGCTGATCGTATCACTATTGTAGGTGCAAGAGCTATTGAGCGTTCAACAGACTTCGTAACGGGTGGTGACTTTTTTGCCAATACACTTAATACAGAATTAGATTCAGAAGTAATCTTTGTTCAACAAGTAGCTGAAACAGCAGAGCGTTCATTAAAAGCTCCTGTAACAGACCCTACTTCTATTAACATGACATTGCCATTGAATACTGTGCGAGCTAATAAGACGCTTGCATTCGATGCAGATGGTAATCCTGTTGTAGGTGAGCAAATTGGTGACTATCGTGGTAACTGGGCAGCTGCTACATCTTATAACAAACGAGATCTTGTTAAAGATACAACTACCAATAATATCTATATTTGCTTAACAGCACATACATCAAGTGGTAGCCAACCAATAACAACGAATACAGACTCAGCTAAATGGGGACTTATTGTAGACGCATCAGCTTCTACTAATGCTGCATCTAACTCATCTAATTCAGCAAACAACTCTAGCAACTTTGCTAATAACGCAAGCAACTCAGCCAATGCTGCAAGTAATAGCTCTAACAATGCATCTAACTTTGCTAACAATGCATCTAACTCAGCTAACACAGCTTCTAATGCTCAAGCTAACGTAGCAGCTAATGCAAGTGCAGCATCTAATAGCGCTAATAACTCATCTAACTTTGCAAATAATGCGTCTAATAGTGCTAATGCTTCTAGTAATCATGCAAACAATGCATCTAATTTTGCGAATAACGCAAGTAATAGTGCAAATAGTTCAAGTGGATTTGCAAATAACGCAAGTAACTTTGCTAACAATGCATCCAATAGTGCTAATGCTGCGGCAGCTTCATCAACAACTGCAAACACAGCAGCTAATAATTCAAGCAATGCGTCAAGCAATTCAAGTAACTTTGCAAACAATTCAAGCAACTCAGCGAATGCAGCAGCAACATCTGCAAGTGGTGCATCCAATTCAGCTAACAATGCTTCTAATAGTGCCAACGCTGCATCATCAGCACAGACAGCAGCAGAGTCAGCACGTGATGCAACACTAGCTGCATATGATTCATTTGATGATAGATATCTAGGTGCTAAGTCATCTAACCCAACACTAGACAATGATGGCAATGCGCTACTTGCTGGTGCTTTATACTACAATACAGTTGTTCCAGAAATGCGTTTATACACTGGATCAGCATGGGTAGCTGCTTATGTATCTGGTGGTGACTATGTATTAAAAGCCAATAACTTATCTGATCTTACAGATAAACCCACAGCACTTGTTAATCTTGGTGAAAGAACAGGCGCAACTGGATCTGTCAAAGTAGCTGCTGGAACTACAGCACAAAGAGATGGCACACCAGCTGCTGGGTTCTTTAGATTTAATTCTTCAACAACACAATTTGAAGGGTACAATGGATCTTTATGGGGAGCAGTAGGCGGTGGTGCTACTGGTGGTGGTGGAGATCAAGTATTCTATGAAAACGCATTAACAGTCACAACAAATTATACGCTAACAACTAGCAAAAATGCTATGAGTACAGGGCCAATTTCAATTAATAGCGGTGTAACAGTTACAATTCCTAGCGGCGCTCGCTGGGTAGTACTATAAGGGGAAACACATGGCAGTAACGATAAATGCTTCAACTTCAACAGGGCTAGTTCAAACAGCAGATACTAGCGGTGTTTTACAATTACAAACTAATAGCGGAACTACAGCCCTTACTATAGATACATCACAGAATGTAGGGATTGGCACTACTAGTCCTGCTGTACCATTAGCTGTTTATAAAGCATCTGACTCTGCAATTAATATTCAAAACTCCACAAGTGGTGTAACCAATGTAGATGGATTACAGTTGTTATTAAGTGGTAGTAATGGTTATATGTGGAACTATGAAAGTGGTGCTAATATATTTGGTACAGCTAACACAGAACGTATGCGTATAGAATCTACTGGTGTTGTATTGATTGGGTCTGCAACTGTATTTTCTGGTGCAAATTCAAAACTATCTGCACTTTGGGACCCTTCTTCACAAAATGGATTTACTCTTAAAGCATCAGGAACAACTTTTAGTAACTATGCAATTGCATTTAGAACCAGTACTGATACCACAAGTGGTTATATTTCTCAAGCGGCATCAACTGTTACATATTCAACATCATCAGACTATCGCCTAAAAGAAAACATAGCACCTATGACAGGTGCATTAAATAAAGTAGCTTTACTTAAACCTGTAACATATACATGGAAAATAGATGGTTCTGATGGTCAAGGTTTTATTGCTCACGAATTACAAGAAGTAGTTCCAGAAGCAGTATGTGGTGAAAAAGATGCTATAGACGCAGATGGTAATATTAAACCACAAGGTGTAGACACATCATTCCTAGTAGCTACTCTAACAGCAGCAATCCAAGAACAACAAACCATCATCAACGACCTAAAAGCAAGAATTACAGCTTTAGAAGGAGCAGCATAATGCCATTAGTCCTCGCAGGAGCTACATCAGGCTCAACAACAATACAAGCAACGGATGCTGTAACCCAGACAATAACTTTACCTAACGCTACAGGGACTGTATTAACTACGAACGGAAGTGGTATAGCTTCTGTTAATGGTATTCAATTTCCAGCTACACAAAGTGCTAGTGCAAATGCTAATACATTAGATGATTATGAAGAAGGTACTTGGACTCCAAATCAAGGAAGCGGCTTAAGTGTTAATGGTACTTTTAGTTCTTCTGGAATATATGTAAAGATAGGAAGCCTTGTTTATGTAAATTGTCGTTTACAAGGTTCGACACAAATTTCTTGTTCAGCAGGCGGATTGGTATTTACTAATTTACCATTTAGCATTGCTGCAAGTCCAGGTAACGCAATGGGTTCTAGTTCTAATGGTGCTGGTGCTACTACAATAAACATAGCTTATGGAACGGAAAGTTCCGTTTATTTAGGAAATTTGGCAATTACTAATGGTGGTGCTATTTTTGTAACCCTCACTTACACAATTTAAGGAAAAACAAAATGTCATTAGAAAAACAA